TCGCATGCGAAGCGAACCTTCGTGCCGTTACAGCCCTTGCCGCCTGTCGAGAAACCAATGAAGTTGACCGTGTCTGAATTACGCATAATATATTCTCCTGAGAAAGTTAGAGTTTTCACTTACATCTTAAAGATAACACATATCGTACCGTTTGTCAAGCCTTTACTACATTCATTTCACCACTTTCATCACCCAAAAACATGGAAAGGTCAAAGTATCCTTCGCCGAAACTGGCCAATCGGTCTAGATATTCTTGCTCATCTAAATCCAAAACTGCCCAGAATCTTTCGATTACAGTGACTTCCTCATTTTTGAGGACCTGCTGTTGTGTCATTGTCGTACCCTCGGTTTTTTTGTTGAGTTATGTTCCTTACTTTAAATATAACACCTTTTGGTCAATTTGTCAAGCCCTTGGCTAAGTGCTTATTTTACAACAACTTACGATGGGGTGGGGCCCAGTGCACAGGGAATCCAGCGCCAGATTTTACGCATTAATGATTTTTTCAATCTATCCCATTCGGTCCCTTTAAAGGCATCTTTATAAAATTTGTAACTATACAATTTTCTATGCCCATCAATATATTTTAAAATGGTTGCAGGATTTGATGTTGGGTAGTATTGATTAATTTCCATGGCGATGTCATGGGCGTATGCCTCAATCTCACACCATGTACTCAAATACTCTATATGTTTCAACCGTTTTTTTGATAACTTATCCGAGTGATATACTTTTATTAATCTGTCTGAATGTTCTGGACGAAATTCATATTGACTCTTATGAATGAATTCATGTTGAATAGTTTGTGATAACATGAACATGAATCCATTATATCGTGCTCGGGTAAATAGAAACTTTTTTTTATTGGGCGCAAAATGAGCATTGATTACAATAGGAATTACTTTTTCTTCTGTATCATAATGTCCCGAAAAGGAATAATATTGGTAAGAACTAATGGTATTCTTTAAATTAACATCTCTCACAATTTTTCCTTTGGCCCCCAAAGGGCGAAGAATTTTATTCATTCTTCTACTTATTTGGCCATATGTTAGCTCACTCCCGATAATATCATCAGGAGGGAAATGTTTTTCTATTTCTTTGTGTAGCTTACTAGCCAGATACATAATTCCCCCTGGGTCAAGATACTACTCACTATTTATATTTTAATATTTTCAAAGTTTCGAGAAAATGTCTTAGAGGACACAAAATTCGGACGATTGTTGTAATCTTTCTTTTCAGGTTCTTGCATAATACTCTTTTGAGCGCTCATATCCAAATCAAACAGCTTCATCTTGGCTCTATCAACACCAATCACAAATCTTTTGTGCTGTGAGGGATCGTTATACCGATTTTTTAATTGTTTAATGAGAAGCTGTCCCAATTTCTCTAAATCTTCTGTAGAAATCAACGCAAACATAAAATCAGCGGTTGCTGGAAGACCAAATGATTCTGATGTATCTGTCAATTCTACATCGCTATTTGAATATCCAGTTCGAGTAGTCTGTGTAGCCGTCATGATGGGGACATTAAACTCAACTGCTAACCCACGAAGTTCTTCTGCGATACCTTTGATATAAATGTAGCTGTTTACACTCCCTGACATCTTGAAGCGACTGCTTGCACAAATGTTCAAATAATCAATAAAGATGATGTCTGGACGAATATCTTTCTTTAAACTTAATTCATTTAGCAATGCGCGAAAATGTCCTGCATGTGCCGACGCCGTAGGATATTCTTTGATGATGAGTTTACCTTCAGTCTTTTTCTGAATGCGTGTAATTCTATCATCAAACATTTGTTTTGGAAGATTCTTTAAATCATCCATTGTGACATTCATCAAATTTGCGTCAATACGTTCAGCAATCTTTTCTTCTGCCATTTCCATTGTAATATACAATACATTCTTGCCTTGACTTAAGGCACCTGCCGCCATGTGACACATGAATAATGACTTACCTACGCCCGTACCGGCCAGTGCAACATTCAATGTCTTTTTCGATAATCCACCTTTTGTAATTTTATTGAAGAATTCCAAATCGAACGGAAGCTTTTCTTCAACCCGATGATAAAAATCAAACCGAGATTCACTATCTTCTAGATAATCATGTCCTACACTGTTATCAAAACTAATTGCAAGAGCATCCTTCAGAATTTCTGGAATAGCATCAGATGTGAGTTTATCATTTTTTCCATCAATGATTTGAATGGATTGGACAATGGCATTATACACCGCCTTATCCTTACAGAATTTTTCTGTTTCAACGAGTAACCATTCAATGTTGTTTTCTTTCTGTGTTAATGTTTCAAGAACAGAAGTGATGCGATAATACTCATCTTCAGTTAACGTCTTGTCATTCTGACATGAGATGGATAACGCCTCAACACTAGGCGAAGCGTTATACTCATCTACAAAGTTTCGAATGTGATAATATAATTTTCGTTCTATTGAATCTATAAAATATTCATCTTTGATGAAGGGAATAACTTTTCGTAAATAATTTTCATCATTCAGAAGGTTGCTCAGTATCAGGGTCTCCAGTTTCATTTACATTCTCCGTTGAGATATTTCGCTTGTCTTCCACTTGCTGCTCCATGATAGTTTGAAGAATCTTACCAATGTTGCCCTCAATTTCTTCTCGGCGTTCTTGTAAGATAATCGTTTCTGGGAGATGAATCAAGTTATAATCAAAATTAATTATGCCATTTCCTTCTGCATCTTCTCCTGTAAATTCAACCGTACCAAATGTAAAACATGTTCCCTGTAGGGGACCGCTATCAATTTCAATATAATGAGTTGCCGTGTTTACATCGGCGTATTCGATATTTTCTTTTACAATGTAACTAGAATTAGACATTTTCATACTCCTCTTGGATAATTTTATCAGTAAATTCCGCTATTAAGGATGAATTGGAAATAGAGTAATGTGTAGTGATCCAATCTCTGAATGTGACATCAGCAAGAATAGACATCCAGAATTCCTTTGTATCTGTATCATTTTGGCGATACTTTTTTTCCTCTCCCTTCTTTTGATACCACCCATTTGCTGGCTTCACAACATGTCCTGATTCAAGTGCAACATCCAGCAATCCAGACCATGTGCTAATACCTCCCTCAAAGGATACTTCAACAGGAATCTTACTCTTTTCACGGACAAAGCGAGACTTCTCAACATTGATGATGAAGTTGTATCCTGTCAATCCTTCGGCGCTCTTTTCCTGTTGACGCCCAATGATGAAAATGTTGTCCGCGGAATAATACACGCCAGTACCACCTGATACAATGTCCTTCGGAAACAGCCCAATTTCCTTGTATGTGTGATTCACGACAACCATAGGAATGTCCTTGATGGTTAAATGAGGGGTACACATCCGAAACAAACTTTTAAGTTGCTTGGCACGTGTCATATCTGCAACAGACTTTCCTTCTAATGCGTCATCTACTTCTTTCTTAGACGCCAAATTACCAATTGAGTCAACAATGACGATAACATGTTCGCCTCGTTCAATGTTGTTAATCTGTGACATCATATCATGCTTCAGTTGTTCAATGTCTGTGATAGGAGTATGAATTACGCGGTCAGTGTCAATGCCGAAGCTCTTGAAGTATCCTGCAGGTGCACCAAATTCAGAATCATAAAATAGAATGGCAGCATCTTCATATTTGTCCATGTAGCTCTTGGCAAGCAACATGGCAAAGGCAGTTTTGAAATGTTTACTAGGGCCGGCAAATACCGTCAAGCCAGGGGTCAACCCCCCGTCCAACTTGCCCGATAGTGCCACATTAATCATAGGCACGGGCGTCTGAATCATATCCTTTGCTGTAAAGAATTTTGAGTCGGTTAGTATTTCGGTTTCACGAATTGTAGAATTTTTACGCAACTTATTAATTAATGACATAACATCTCCTTAAAATAAATCATCTAGTGTGGCAATCTTACGAGGTGACCAACTCATACAATCAAGAATGGTTCGCATAGGTTCTATAAAACTTTTTTCGAACATTGTATTATAATCAACATACTTATGTAAGTCAAGCTCTTTAGGCAATGTTGTTGCAAATGCGATACTGTTCTCTTTAATAGGATTCGGTTCTTTCAAATACAAATACTTAATTTTATCCCCTTCTTTAATCAGTTCGTATTTCCTATCCAACTTCTGTTTTGTAACATAATGGTTATACAACAATGAACCACGAACATGTAATGGAGTTGCCTTTTGATAGATGTTGGCAGTTGATTTATATTTACTCATGTTGTTAGCACTTCGCGGGAATGCAATCTCCTCAGGAGACATTTGCATAAACTTCATTTCAAGATCAGCAATATATTGTTGAATTTCATCCTGCGATTTTGTAAGTGCCAACTTTACCGTATTGCGAAGATATTCCCGAATACTCCCAGGGGTACTACTTCGAACAATTTCTAATCCCTGAACTTTCAGTTTCGGTTCTTTGTATCGCACTCCTTCACTATCATACACGTTCAAGGCATATCGCTTCTTGGCAACCCAAATAGCCGTATCGGCAATTACTTCACGTTTAAACTCCATTTTTGGAACAAACCCATTTGTTACTTCCATAATTTGCTCGCATGCCCGCGCCAACACAATACTAATTTTTTCTTTACAGAATTTATCAATAATCTCAACTACTTTATTTTTATCATGAGTTGAAAAGTGCTTCTTGACAAGAGTATCCAATGTGATATAACAACTATCTGTATCTGAATAGAATGTGTATTCAATATTTTCTGTACCGCATGTTTTATTCAAGTATTCATTCAAAGCACGACCAATATGTTGAATGATGTATTGTCCCGTCAAAGTGATACCTTCGGCAATTCTGTCATCGTAGAAACGAAAGTATTGATTTGCCCAGGCACCATACAAACTATTCAACTGAATCTTACGAGCCATTTGAATGTTGTTATACTTAGAAATCAATTTTATCTGCTCAACATCTTTTGTTTTTTCATACTCTTGTTGTGATGCAATCATTTTCTTTTTGTAAAACACCCGCTCACTAAAAATCTTTTCAACAATTTCGGGAAACAATCCCTGATGCGCGGTAGTGTAGCAATATCCATTGGCAGCCATCGTCACATTCTGTTCATGCAATAGATTGACATGGGTAGTATTGCCATCCAACAATTTCTCAGGGGAGATGTCCAAAGATGTATTTGACATCATTGTTTCCGGACTCATATTATATTGCATAATGATACTAGGATACAGCGATGCCGCGTCAAAACTCACAACCCATTCATACTTACCTGGTACGGGTTCTTTTACATATGCCCCTGCAATTGTTCTACCTTCGTGATGTTCTTTTTGTTGAACAATGATATTCTTTGCCCACAAATGATTATGAAGGATACAGTCCCAAGTACGCACCGCCGAAAAAATGTCATTAAAGTTGCACTTGGCGTCATATGCCATTGTGATAACCAATTCAATCAATTTCATTTTATCTTCAAGAGCGTCAACCAACTCTACGTCAATAACGTTATATTCCACAAATGATTGCCAATCATTCGTATAGTGGTCTTTGAACGTTTCATATTTTGTTTCCAACTTTTTACGTCCTAATTCGTGCTGGGCAATGTAATCAAGTTTATAACTTTCTTGAGTAGAGTATGTAAACTTTTTATACAAATCCAGATAATCTAAACTACTTACGCCGAAAATATCAGCTGTGAGAAATTCTCGACCATTTCGTGTAATATATCGTTCATTAACAATACGCCAAGGTGAAAGCTCCTTAATCCTATCCTCTCCTAATATTCTCTTGATGCGGACAAGAAGATATGGCATATCGAATAGTTGTGTGTTCCAACCTGTCACAACATCTGGCATTGTTGCTTGCCAAAAGTGAAGAAATGTAGACAGCAAATCCGCTTCATCGCGGCATTTCACATATTCAAAATTATTTTTATTGGTGATGTGCTTAATGTTATCAACATCAAATTTCTTTGCACCAAAAGTAGTAATTTTCTTCGTGTTATTATCTTGCACCGTGATGAGCAGGACTTCTTCAATAGGATTATCAATACTCGGAAATCCATTTTCTGAAGCAGTTTCAATATCTAAAGACAGAATTGTTAATTGACTAATATCATAATCAATTTCAGTAGGATACTTTTCTGTGATGTATTGATAGGCAAATGAGGTGTTACCGAAGATGGGAAAGTTTTCCACCTCCTTATACTTCTTTATAAACTCTTTTGCATCGTTAATATCACCAAACTGAATAGGCTCTAAATTGTCACCAAACAAACTTGTGTGTTTTGTTTTGTTTTGTGATTTGATAAACATCGTGGGACGAAATTCCACTCGATGATTATCCCGCTTGCCGTTACGAATTTCACGGACAAGAATTTTATTACCATATTGCAAGATATTCGTGTAAAAATTCTTCATTCAACCTCCTCCGGGCTATGAATGTAATATAACATGATGATATACTTTTGTCAAGATACAACAAACCTCCCTTTCGGGAGGCCTGTTTATGTTATACGAGTTCTAGCTTTGGTCGGTCAGGCATGATGATTCCTTTACCGGTAATCCTATTATATTCATTCTTCAGTTGGTCGGCTGCCTCATACAACAATACGATATGTTCCCGAGAATAAGAAAATTTCTTGGAAGCCGCGAATGGCAGAAATGGCGCAAGACCAATAGAATATTGATGTTCTTGTGTCGGGATAAGCACAACCACACATGGATTTTCAATGGTAAGTGTGTCCCCTTGGACCTCAACATCACCTATCAAATCTTCGCCGGTAATTAGTTTGATACATTTAATCATAATAAACTCAACTGTAGGGGGTTAGGAGGATGCTACTTAATTACAAAATTTCAATTTTGCGTGGCTTCTTTTCTTCTGGAATGATGCGTTCCAGCTTAATAGCTAGCACACCATCCATAAGTGAAGCATCATTGATTACTACGTCATCGGCCAATGTCCACTTTCGTGTAAACGCACGCTTGGCCAATCCACGATGAACATATTCCACATCTTCATCTGTGTTGTTCGTGTTGGCAGTAATGGTGAGGACACCCTCTGCCATTACTACATCTAATTCACTGCGCTTAAATCCAGCGACAGCAAGTTCGATACTCCAATGTTCAGCATCATGCTTAACAATGTTGTATGGGGGATAGTTGCTTACACTATTAGCCGATTCAATAGTATGAAACCGGTCCCAGAGACTATCAAAGCCAATGGCCCATGGTGTGTTAAGAGATGCAGCGTTAAAAGTATAGGTACGTGTCATAATTCCTCCTTTGAGCGAATGTGTTAGTGATACCCTTTCGGCGTATCTTACAGTTAAATATAACTCCTAACACCCCTACAGTCAAGTCTTATTTCTTTTTTCCAATATTATATTTTGCCACTAAATTCCAACTACTCTTTTCACCAAATGCGAGTACTTTGATTTGGGATAAAGGAGCAGTATCTTCACACATATCAACATTTACAATATCAATTAATCCCCAATCTTCAAGAAGATGTGCAACTGTATTGCGTCTATGTAAATCATTGTCTGATAAATCAGCATGCTTGCCATCTAACGCAAACAGCTCTTTAAAATGTACAATGAAATATCGTCCTTGCTTATGCAAGATGTGACAGCTTTGATATAGTGTTTGATCCTTACGTGATGCAACACCAATACGTGTCAATGTTTCCCGAACTTTTAAGAAGTCATCAGCATTTACTAATTTAACTTCTAGTGGTTCATACCCAGGAACAGAAGGTATGTTAATTAAATCATGTGCCATTTGTCAATCCACCTGTGTTCAATTTTTCTTTAATTGTGAGAATTTGTTCTGGCGTCAGTAATTTTAATGCCTGAAGTGCCTTTTCAGTATTATATTTATAATATTGTTTAATCACTTCAACATCTTCAACTTTTTCAGCCTTTAACCACTTATTAAATCTTTTACGTGGTCTCACACTATTTATAAGAAAAGTGAATTGCAGGTGTTTGCCTAAATGGGAACGACTGTTCATTTCATTGGCGAAAATGACAGTATCAGGACCGAAACTTAAACTTTTGTTTACAATAAACGGATTATATTGTTTTTCACTCCAATCGTCAACAATGAGTGCATCCTTAGAGTAATGAATGGCATTCACAAAATCGAAAGGACTAATTTTCGGAGTTTTATATTCCTCAATTTTTTCTTCTACGATTTCTTCGCCATCAAGATTCATCATGTGTCACTAAGTCTAATGTGGCAGTTTCTTCGAACATCTTATAGTTTCTATATCCTCGTTCTGTGATGAATTCAACATCATGCGAAGGATTTTTATCTACATTGATACTACTCTTTCCCCGATAGAAATCTAACGGATACAGATACACATTATCTGGAGTGTCAACATCAACCCCAAAAAGAATATCAATACCAATTTTGGCATAATCTGTCTTTCTTCTTTTTGACCCCTTGTCCTTACCATTTCCTGTACCATATGTTTCAATACTTCTATTTTTACTAGTTAATGCCTTTACTTGTACCAGCTTTTGCTCTCCTGTTCGGGGATGACGAATCACTAAATCATATGGAGAGGATGTATTCACAGGAGTTGACATCTCCCAACCTCGATAGATGAAAAATTTCTGAGCCGTTAGTTCTGCGATTTGTCCTTTTTCATGGGCAGTCACATATGTCGAATAGGAATCGGGAATAAGATTCATAGTATTTTTTTCATCTCACATGACGCCATAATTTCTGTTAAACATGCCACTAAATTAATTTCTGCGTCAGCTACAAATGCTGCTTTATATTGATAGTCAGCTAACAATAATACGAACTGGGGAACCTGAGATACTTCAGGCAATAACGTATCATATAATTTTCGAAATAACATGTTCGGATCGTTGTCCATGTTGTTGACAACCCAACTGCGCATCTTTTTAAAGTCCTTTTCTCGGAGAGATGCAATCAATTCCTTCATGTTTGCATCCCCCATATGACTGAGAATGCCTACGTCAACATTGCCTGAAGATGCATATCGCTGTAATTCATTCAACACTCGGCGATAATCAGGAAAATGTTTATTTAATACTTCAGCAACCACCTTTGGATCAAATGTCACTTGTTCTTCTTTCAAAATATCTGTCAATCTCTTGAAGAATTTTGTTGCCATTACAGGCTTGTCATCCTTTGTCAACTTGAAATCAATCACAGTCGTTCTACTATGTAGAGGCGGGATGATTCTATTCTTGTAATTACATGTGAAAATGAAACGACAATTCTTACTAAATTCTTCAATGAAACCACGAAGGGCGGGTTGTGTGGAGTTAGGATTCAAATAATCAGCTTCATCAAGAATCACAACCTTTGTCTTGCCCGCAAATGATACTGTGCTGGCAAAATCTTTAATCTTAGTCCTCAGAACATCAATACCTGATTCCTCAGAACCGTTGATAATAATATAATCACATTCCAATTCTTCACACAGAGCCCGTGCCACCGTAGTTTTACCTGTACCTGCTGTGCCTGCCAAGAGCATGTTAGGAATATTGTCCTTATCAATAAACTCTTGGAAGGTATTTTTTAATGATTGCGGAAGAATACAATCGGAAATTTTCCGCGGACGATACTTTTCAACCCAAAGAAACTGCTCACGATTTACTTCCATAATATATTATACCTTTGAAGTGGCGTCGGCTGCAATCAAATATGTTAATTCAGAAGTGGTAGATTCAAAGAAAAATACTAATACCTTGCCTGCTTTGGCAATGGCATACGACACATGAACTGTATAGTCACCAGGAACAATCTTAAATGTGTCAATTGCCATTTTCACATCAAACGACATATCACTTTCTCCCAAGGGCTGAGTTAATGAATGAGCCGTTGAATTCTTTGGATCATTTACACTTAAAATAACCTTGCCATTTTTTGATACGATATTCATCATTGTAGCAGACACAACAGAAGCCGTCTTAACGACCATATTGATATCAGATGCGCTGAGTTTAAATGAATACAAATGTTCAAGTTGAGGCGGATTATCTGCAGGAGCCGTTACCAGACTCTCGTCTGCATAATTAAATCGGTGATTGACGCCCCCGCCATGTTTGATTTCAAGATGTTTTTCATGAAACTCAATATCGGGCGTCTGAGACAGTGATAGTAATGTCAAAAACTGACCCAAATCATACACGGCAAACTGCTGAGGAAATGTTTCCTCAACCACAGCACGTGCTTGAATACTGTTTACTGAATTACGAGTTGCCAATTTATTGCCCGTTTTAACCAAAAGGTTAGGACTAATTTGTGCAAAACTCTGTAATAGTGATACCGTCTTGGAACTAATCTTCATGTTGCTTTTCCTCAATGTAAGTGTCATGTACATGTAATAACATAATAGCGTAGTGAATGATTTTCAAGATGTCATCCCGATTATGTCCATTCTTTTTCCCATATCGCTGTGCATACTTCATGATGTTACCTACTGTGAACCCAACCCCATGTCCATTATCAAAAATGAATTCAGATGCCTGAAATTTATTTCGTGAATAATGTTGGGTGTAGGTCTTATTAATGTACGCCTGTATTTCCCGAAAGATTGTATCCTCAGAATAGCGATAATCAATTTCCATTATGCCTGCACCACAGGATACTGCCCACCCTCAGCTTCCGACAATGTGCGATACCATCCATTACAATTACGGAGCTTACCAGGAGCGCCGGATACTTCACAAATGGTGAAGCTACGTTTTTCGACATCACGAATCTTTGTATCTAGAAAGTCATTGATGTTATCGGTGTAAATTCGAAGCCCGCCCCACTTTTCCTTGACCTGAATGATACGAGTGTTGGTAATCTTTTGCTGCTCAATGAAATCAAAAATTTCATTAACAAGAGATGTCCAACCCGCCCCTACAGATTCAAGAGCAAGATTTCTGTCATACCCCTCGTATACAACAAACGTAGGATATCGGGGTGATACAATTTTAGCCATGTGTGTTCTCCTCAATTAAATCTTCAACGATGAAATCTGGAATAGATAAAATCCTATATGGATCTTTCATGTTAACTCGCGTTTTAGTTTTTTGTTCTGCATGTTCCCAGACGCCTCTGGCATATGCTTTCTTTAATATATACAATAATTGTTCTTTTGTCAAGATCATTTTGCTTTTTCTTCACCAGTAGGTTCATACGGCAATATTTCTACTACTCCTTCCTGTGACATACACCAACATTTAGGTTTTTCAATCTTTTGAAAATAATGATAATTGTGACATCTATAGGTGGTGATATTCACCATATCAATATGGTTATGCCAATTTCCTTCTTCGTCAAAATATTGAAATACTTCACCTGAGTTTTCTGAGAAAACTGTAAGTATGAATACATGACTTTTTATATTTTCGGCTTTACATGCGGGGCAAATCATTTAACGTGATTTATCCTTATCTAATCCATATTCATAAAAATAATATATTACTGCATCATCAAATGCCTTTTCGGTAAACGTCACACCTACCATCAAGGTTTTAAATGCCTCAAACAATGTATTGGCATCACTGTCCTTGGGGAGTTCAACACTCACCTTTCGGTTGTATGCACTTGCCGTCAAGGTCAATTCTTTGTATTTGTCAATTCCATACATGATGTTTAACTCTCCTGTTAAAAGGAAGGAGGAACTGTTTCCTCTACTTCATTCTCTGTGGTTGGCATTTCTACGCCGGCATCCACCTTGGTGTACAGATCCAAGAAACTTGTCTTGGTGTCCTCGTCAAAACGCGCGATGCAGACATTAATCGCCTTCAAGCGGTCATTAAACATGGCAAAGGCGTTTACAATATGTTCAAGACGGCGAGTGGAGATGAGGTCGTCAATGGCACCTTCCTTGAACGTCTTGCGAATAATTTCTGCCCACGCTACCAACTTGTCAGCGAAATCCTCATCTACTTTTTCCACGCGCTCCATCTTTTTCATGATAATCTTCTTTTCAACCGAAGCGGACGGATACTCTTGCTCAACGGTGATGGCAAATCGTTCAAGGAAGGCATCGTCCAGAATTTGTGCTGACATGTACTTACCATCGGTGGTGCCCTGACCCTTGGTATTGGCAGTTCCTATGATATTGAACCCAGGTGTGGGATAAATTGTTTCACCTGTCTTTTTATTGAAATAGGGCTTACCTTCCAGAATTGCCTGCAGGCACATGAGCTTGTTACTGCCGCGGTCACACTCGTCAAGAATAAGCACTGACCCTCGCTTCATGGCGATGATCACGGGTCCCTCACGATTCACTACATTGCCATTCACTAGTGTGTTGCCCCCAATGAGGTCATCCTCATCAGTCTCAATGCTAATGTTCACACGGATACATTCGCGCTTCAGAGTAGCACATGCCTGTTCCGCCATAGTGGTCTTACCATTACCTGACATTCCTGTGATAAACACCGGGTAAAACATCTTACTGTTTAGAATAGTCAACAGATCCTTATAGAAACCAAAAGGAACAAACGTCTTGTCCTTTACAGGGACAATGTCTGATACCTCAACCTTAAGTTTTGGTTGAACAAGGTACATTTCAGAAGCAGTATTCATAGTAGGAATCTCAACCTTGGCCGGAGTTGTCTCAATAGTATAAACGCCACGTGCAATCTTGTGTGCAGGATTATTGAGAAATGTATTAGGATTTTCACTTACTTTTCGCGCCACCCCGAGAATTTCAGGGCGAGAAAATTCCGTCTTTCCTGTAGTACGAAGGGCATCAATGAGTCTAGTCATGTTTACTCCTATGTGCTTGAATGATATCGTGTCGTTCTCATATTATAAATATACAGCCATTTACATCATTTGTCAAGCCCTACGTAAGTGCTTATTTTACAACAACTTACGTAGGACTAGAATATTATGCCACTTGTTCAATAAATCTATTCAAGAATACCCGTGAAATCATTTTTGTATTTTGCATTTTCTTGAATGCCTTAAGCAGAGAGCCTTTCGATACTACATCCTTGTAACTTTTAAGGGTGCTAGCCATATCCACATCTTCAACCTCCAACTCCTCTCCTGGCACCATGTAATATGCATCATATCCTGCAATTTTCATACCGAAATACTTGTATTTTGTAAACTCATCAGCATATTGTGTATCAAATGCTTCCTGATTGAAATCATTAGTATTTCTATGCATAGTACCTAAAATTGTACGGCGATGATGTCTCCCTGACATTAGATAGAATCCAACAACACGCGATCCAGTGTGTTGACGATACATTTCAAGAAGGGCGAGAGTAGAATTATCACCACAGTTTGATACCATAACCTGTTTCTTAGTTTTTCTATCTTCAATTACTACACGTTGACGAGACTTGTATCCGCTGTAACTAACCTTGTCATTATCTCTGTAATAATATCCACATGTTGATGCATCGCCATCAGTGAGTAGGACTGTATTAAGAATTTCAACCTGAGTATTCTTTTTAAATTCTTCTGCGAGTGAACGCAAGACCAAAACAGTTTCGTTCAACGGCGTACCGCCTAACTGCATCGAAGCAGGAATGTTGTAGTTACCTGCACGATAATAATTTCTTGAGGACTTGTATCCATTTGCCACAAGAAGAAGATTCTTTACAGAAAAATTAAACTCTGCTGTTCCCATCTTGTAGTGTAGCAACTGTTTCAGTCGGAAATCATTTTCTGTAATTTGAATGGATCCATTACGGTTATCATTAATGGGACCATCTTTTATTACGTGACCTAAAATAGGATGGGTGATTGCTGGCCGGACAATGCCTGCCAGAGCAAAATCTTTTTCACCATTTGTATCAATAAATCCATATACATCAAAGGGAATATTCACCTTACGACAAAATAGAGAGAGATTGACAATCTGCTCAATGGTGCCTGACATGTTATCAGTCATTGAGCTTGACATGTCAACGACCATTAGCATTCCATGATTTTTCCCGTTAGGGACTGTGGTTGACTGTAGGAACAAATCTTCCGACAACTGATACCGCCAAAGTTTCTTAGTATCCAATTTACCAGTTTTACTTACCCGAGCCTTGGCAAATTGTTTGGCATTTCGCTTCAGCTCAAATTCCTTTACGAGGTAACTAATATAGTTTCGGTTAGTGCGCATGAATTCATTATACACACTAGTCTCTTTCTCCAAAGAGAAACTATTAAATTCTGAGCGCATTTGCTGATGTACCACGCGAGCAGGAATCACAAAGTCCTTATGATTCAATTCAGGCCAAAAGAGGTATGTGATAGGATATGCTGCATCATCAATAAGCTTTTCCTGATTGGCTTCCAATGCTTCATCAGTAATAGATCCAACATCCTGATTTTCCGCCCAATCAGTCATTGCTCTGCGATATTCCTCACTCTTTGCCATTTGTTCTAATTTGTCGGCGGCCCTAGATTTGCCGGCGGCGCGCAGCTTATTTAACACATCTGGCAAGGGAAGAGGATTGCCGTCTACATCACCCTCTGAGTATTGTGAATCACCTTGACCTTCCTGCATGTTTTCAGTTGCATCGGTAAGCGAATCAAGATTATCAATAATATCTTCAGAAATATCGTCGAATTCACTTTCTGCAATGTTAAACAATTCCCTAGACAAAGACAGTACTTCATCCCAGGTATCAGCAGCCTCGATCCGGGTGACAAGGTGTGTCTCATCCTCCGTGAAGGTGACTCCAGAACGAACTCCTAGTTTGAAATATGCATTAATCCGGTCGGCAAACGGAAGATGCTTTATGTCATCCATGTTAATCCCAAAAAATCCTCGCTCTACCAGTTGAGAATATCCATTGTACATGGGTTTTCGAAGACCTGGGAACTTCTGCTTCATCAACTTTTCGATTCGTGCATCCTCAACAATATTGAGAATATTTTTGAAATTGATGCCCATCTCCCTCGCCTCGTCCAGCCAACCATCAGGAGGAGTGTACAGCGCATGACCCACCTCATGTCCAATCATGAGGTCATAGAGGTCTGCGTCAACTTCCTTCCAGATGGGAAGAACAAGAACGCGGTCCTTGACATCAAAGCTAGGTCCTTTAACCTGTCGGTGCTCGATGCGAATGTTCTCTGCTGCCAAAAGCTTGCCTAAGGTAGACTTTGTATTGTCTAGAAGGTTTGACATTGTTTCCTCTTTTGATGGACGTCAAGGACTTATCGTATACTAATAATATAGCACACAATAAGTCCTTTGTCAAGCCCTATCCGTAAGTTATTGTAAAATAAGCACTTACGAGGTTTTCTTCTTTTTAGGAGTTTTCTTAGGAGCCTTTTTAGGAGTTTTCTTAGGAGTTCTTAAAGACTTTGGTGCAAATTTTTCCTGTAGTCTTTTAGATACCTCTTCTCCTGTCATCCAAATATCCTTGCTATCAAGGATTGATTTTATTTCATTTTCAGTTAAAAATCCGCCATAAATATCATGCCAAAGTTTTTCACTCCACTTGCGTTCATGTATAATGTTATCATACATTTCTCCACCCTTGCCAACTATAGCACTGGCGTAATTGTGGAACATGAACATGGAATGTTTACTAATTTCCCAATGTTTGGCTGATAAGAAGATGATGGTGGCGGCACTCATACATGTACCCTCAACTGATGCCACTACATTTGCTTTGGTTTCATTAAAAACACGCATGAATTGAATGGCGGTGAATAAATCTCCGCCGTAACTATTAATGTGTACCATAATTACATCATTTTCACTAGCATTGCGAATAGTTTCAAACCACTGCACATATTCTGCTGGCGGCTTTACATCACCTGACAAATAAAATGTGTGTACCTTTGATAAGGCCCTATCTGTAAAAGCATTAACGGCATTGCCTGATGAAATTTCAAGTTTCTCCATAATATTTCGTCACCTTTAGAATTCGCTCAATTTGTTTTTGTATAATGTCTTTACGATTAGGCCAATGAATATATTCCTTTTCAGGATTCTTTTGCAAATTGTAAAGAAGCGGAAGAATCATTTGTTCAACTTCTTGTAACTTACCATGTACTTCTTTTGTTACTAACAGTTTGTGCTGTTCAATCAAATCTGATGTGTCGCCTTCAGTTAACCCCTCTATTTGTCGCTCTAATTTTTGAATCTTTAAAAATAATTCATCTTTAAATTCTGGGTCAACTAGTGTAGGTTGCTGTGATGTGGGAGAAATTGGAGATCCAGAGAATTCGTCGTCTGTAAACGTAAATCCAAAATCAAAATCATTATTTTCCATATTTCCCCTTGCGTTGAATTTTCTTATTCTTCTTCTTTAATTTATTTAGTTCCCAACGCAACTTGAAGTTTGACGCATGATGTGTGAAGTTCAATCCTTCCATATGGTCATATTCATGTAACACCACACGAGCAGCAATATTTTTAAATGACATGCGTTGAGTTGTACCAGACACATCTTGATACTCCACAGTGACTTCAGACGGACGCTGCAATGTTAACAGGAATCCTGGCAATGATGTACACCCTTCTTCCATCGTGGTTTGTTCTTTGCTTACACCAATCACGTTAGGATTGAACAAGGCGTATCGCTGTTCGGCATTACCAAATACAAACACACGATAGGGCAATCCTACTTGATTGGATGCCAATCCTAACCCCCCTAATTGTAACATTCGCTCATGAAGTATCGTTGCCAACTCCTCTGCGATATCTCCATCCTTCTGAAAATCAAACTCAGGAGGCTTTGTAGTCATACGTGGGTCTGCAAAATGAATCAATTGCAAATCTTCAAGTTTCCAATTCATAGGTCCTCGTTATACAATAACAGAAAAGTTTTGTTTCTTTGTAAATTTTACTGCATGTGAAAATTTATCAAACAATTGGTCGCCTTTATGAGAGATGACCCATACGTTTGTCCCATCACCCAACGTGTTTAATAGTTGCATGACATATTCGGTTGCAGTTGTATCTAAACTGCTATCAAATACTTCATCAAGAATAAGCAAATTAGTACTAGCACTATTCTTGAGCTTAGCGATTGTGCGCCACGTAAACAAAAGCGCCAAATCAATTCTTTGTTTCTCGCCTTCGCTAAAGCTTTCATAACTAAAATCATCCCGATAGCGCGATTTAATAACTTCATCAAACTTCTCATCTAAAGTAAACTGCACGAAGAAGTCCATTGATGTCAAGAACTTATTCACAAGTTTATTTATCGCAGGCAAATACTGTCGTATAATCTTTGTCTTGATTCCTGAATCTTTTAATAATACTGATGCAATATCATAATAATCGGATTGCTCATGTAAATCGGAGCGGTCTTTCACTATTGATAATGTATCCTTTGCTAAATCTTTAAGTTTTGCCTTTTCTACCTCAATATTACCTACTTTCTTACTGACATCATCTTTCTCTAACTCTAACCGTTGAATGTATCGGTCGCCGGTAGAAATCTCATTCTTCACTTCTGTTATTTGCTGCGTTAATATAACAATGTTTTTGTTGACGTCCTGAATTTCTGCTAGACGCTGTTGTAAACTACCATATGTATCTTGCACCTGATTTTTTTGTGTTTCAATAGAGGCGGCTTCAACTTGATGTTCATTGATAATTTCAATTTTGAATTCATGTTCAATGCCCTGTTTGCATTTAGGGCAGTTGTCATTATTATGGTAAAATGTAATTTCTTTTTGAATTTTGCCTAAGGTGTTTTCGCATTCTTGAATTTGTTGTGAAACCAGTTGTAAAGATTGTGCGACATTAGATGAATCCCCAATAGAACCGAGATGCCGGTCACGTTGATGGTCAAGATCAGCAAGTAAAGTGCGTCTTTCAGAAATTTCATTGTGTGCCTCTTGAATTTTAATTTTAATTTCTACAATGCGTGCGTCACGGTCATCTTGTAACGTCTTGATATAATCCTGTTGCAACTCCGCCTTGTTTTTTGCAATAGAAATCTTTGTTTCTACTTCTAGAAGTTTCTGTTTTAGTTCTGTAATCTTGTCCTTCAAGACCACATTCATAGAAGTAAAAATTTTAATATCAAGAATATCTTCAATAACTTCCCGGCGAGCCGCAGCAGGAAGTTGCATGAAGGGCGTAAATGACGCTGTTCCTAAAATTACAATCTGCGTGAACGACTTAAAATTTAATTTTAAAATATTATCTTCTAGGTACTTCTGATAATCACGCGAAGCGGCATCTTGATTAATGAGTATACCGTTCGTCCAAATTTCAAAAATACCTGGTCTGATACCACGATTGATTTTGTAATTCTTACTTCCAATGGAAAATTCAATTTCAACAAGACATTGCTTTCCATTAATAGAGTTAACAAGTTGTGGTTTATTAATATTTCGATAGGGTTTACCAAACAAGGCAAAGCAAATAGCGTCAAGCATCGTACTCTTTCCGCTACCATTCTCCCCCACAACAAGGGTGGTGGGGCGTCTATCAAGTTCTATTTCAGTAAATGCATTACCCGTGGAGAGAAAGTTTTTCCATCGAACAGTTTTAAAATGTATCATATTTCAAGATTCTGTGCCTCAACATATAAGGTTTTCAGCAATGTTTTTAATTTATTCTTGTCTTTGGCTGATTCAACAGAATCAACATATTCGGAAAGAAGTGTCATTGTATCTTCAATATTCACTGTCTCGTTATCCAATGCCTCAGACTCAAATTCTGAAAAATCTTCATGAATTGTCAATTCAATCACTTCATTAATATACAACGCATCAAGCAGTTTGTCAAATCTTTGATAATCATTTTTGTGAACAACAATCAACTTTACGCATGCTTTTGCATACTTGGATGCATCAATGGTATTTTGGCGGTCATCATAATAAATTTTATGAAAAATTTCAAATGGATTTGGAATTAATAGCAAATCTAGTGTGTCTAAATCCAATACATGAAATCCTCGTGTATCATCATAGTCACTCCATGTGAATCCATATGGACTTCCTAAGTAATATACATTGTCATCTGTACTGCGATGATGGAAATGTCCGGTGAGTACCATTGAATAGTTTTTCAAAACTTGTCTATCCATACCCCCATCATTCTTTGCTCCGCGAAACATATCGAAACCGGCAATTTCAAAATGCCCAAAACATACTTCAGCAGGTTGCTGAATAACCTGCATACAGGCATCATAATTTTCTGCGCACATCCAAGGAATAAATGATACGGTGCGTTTATCTAATTGGATAATGGATGGCTCTTCAATGATTTCAATGTTACTATATTCCCGTAACAATAAATCTAAACTATTTACTTCATTTGTGTTCTTATAATATGTATCATGATTACCTGGAATGACTTTCATATCAATACCACGTATCTTTAGTTGCTCAAAGAAATATTCTTTACATGACCGTAATGTATTAAAATTGATATACTTTCTTCGGTCGAATACATCCCCTAAATGTAAAAGAGTTTTAATTCCTGTTTGATCAAGATAGGGGAAAAATACTTCATCATAAAATTTTCGAAAATATGAATCAAAATGTTGGGAGTCATTTCGTGCGCCAAAATGAGTATCGGTGATAATGGCGACTTTCATTTATCCCTCGTATATGGCAGAATTGCTCCCGTGTTCAAACACTTCAACACTCTTGAGACGCACTCGACCGTGCGTGTTATGTTCTACTCTCGGGGCAACATCAAGATATGTCATTTGTGCAAATGCTTCGCATCCTACATTATCCATAATACGAAGGGTGCATATTCCGTCTTTATCCATTTGCTTAAATGATGAGAGATATGGATCATCTTTCGCCGCGGCTGTTGTATGGTCGAACGCCTCATCTAGATATTCCTTAATCCACTTGGTATCGCCAAAATCATATACCCAATTTCTTTCGTCTAGTGTGTCAGACTCAAAGATGAAACGAAATCCTAAACTATATCCATGAATTTGATTACAGTGAGATGTTGCACGCCATTGACGAAATGCACAGCTCAATCCTCGGTCATTACCAAATGTCTTAGTTGAATAATATTTCATTTCTATCTCCTTAGTATTTGTTTACAGAAGTGTTATCACGATAACGAATATCATCGCGGCGCCAGAATTCTCCTTGTCCTAACATGATGTCAAGAATTCTATCCATCGTACCTGTTGTCCAAGCTGAAATCTTTCCCATGTTTCTGTGAGGCTCATTCAAGTGTTTAATCAACTTGTTAATGGCATCTTCTTGTGACCAAGGTACATATAAACGTTCAGCATCATTGGCAAACGTTTCTGGAAACGACCGATAGGCAGGATACAATACATTACATTCAAGTGCATCTGCCTCAGACACCGTGTTACTTACCCAATCTTGTAATGCACAATTAAACAATACCCGACTATTGGCAACAATCTCATAATATTCATTCTTAGAAAGATTATCATAAATCTTTAAAAGACCTTTCTTTTCTAAGTCACGGGCACGTTCCAAATATGCCGGATTGTTACTCCGTAATGGACCACCCGATACTATGGCAAATTCAATGTGATATGTTTCTGCAATTTGTTCAGCAATATCCATGAAGAAGTTGGGTTGCTTT